AAGGAGAAAGAAATGAAATACCTAATAGCAGTATTGTGCGCTCTAGTAGTATCGTTTGCGAATGCACAAGTCGGCCCGTGTGAGATCGTCACAATCGTTAAAGATGGCAAGATAACTAACTGCACAGTATGCGGCACGGTTATAAACTGCTTCTAGAGGTGTTAGATGAGGCGCTGCGACTACTACCACCAACAGTGCCCTCATTTAATAAGCTAAAGATATATGAGCCAATACCTAATATACGACGAGCAAAACGAGTTGATGCGCACGGTCTCAAGACAAGAAGAAGCTCGCATGCTGGTAAAAAATCGCCTTGGGTGGACATTCCGCCTATTGCGCTTACCGAAGAAGACGATTGATTTAACTACATTTGAGGAAGCATTATTTTGATACTAACAATACTCAATGTAATCGCCCTGTTTTTAGCTACCTGTGCAGTGTTGGTATTTGCGGTGATGTTTACCTTCTTCTTATTTATTATGTATGCCTGTGTACATATTGGATGGCGGGAGGTTAAAGCAAAACCTTTGACTGAAGTTTGGAACGAAATTACTAAAGGAAAATAAAATGTCAGAGAACATAGAAGCAAAGAAACCCGCTAAAGTATTCATAGCTACCCCGATGTACGGCGGTCTGTGCGTGGGCGGGTATACCGTAGGGCTTCTCAATTCGGTACAAGAATTTATGCGGCACGGGATTCAAATGTACTACGGCTACATGATGAATGAGTCTTTAATTACCCGTGCTAGAAACACACTAGCGTATGACTTCCTAGATACAGATGCTACGCACCTAATGTTTATTGATGCCGACATTACATTTAACCCCGAAGATATTGTGCGTATGGTTAATGCAGACAAAGACATTATCTGTGGGCTGTACCCCAAAAAAGAAATCAACTGGAAGACAGTAGCAGAGGCGGTTAAACAGGGTGTGGACTACACAGAACTACCAAATTACACAGGGTCGTTTGTAGTAAACCTAGTAGGTGGTGCGGCAGAAACTAAAGGGGATATAAATACCCCGATGGAGATTGACAACGGTGGCACAGGCTTTATGTTGATTAAACGGGATGTGTTTGAAACACTCAAAGACAAAGTGCCAACATACACTAATGACATGATTCTAATTGTGGATAAGAACCCAGCTAAACGGATTATTCATGAGTACTTTGCTACCAGCATTGATGAAGTATCCAATCGATTACTTTCAGAGGACTACCACTTCTGCAAGATTGCACGGCAAGCTGGCTTTAAAGTCTACGCCGCACCTTGGGCAAAGCTATCTCATAGTGGTACATATAACTTTAGCGGGCAGTTGCCAACAGCATGAAAACACCAAAATTAGTAAAAATAAAGTATGAGGTAGAGGTAGCTGTTTTTGACCAGCAAGTACTCATAGATGCCCACGATGAACTCTACGCTTTATTTGATGAAGTGTTCTACAACAGTGCTGAAAGTGTGACAGGCGTTCAGATGCTAGTTGGTTCGACACAGCTAAGAATGGAAGGCGAAACGGGATGATACCCTTTTACGAGATGCCAGTTCAGTCGACCATAGCTGATAAGTTATTTGACTTCGCTACAACTACGGGTACGTGGAAGCCTTACTTTAACTTTCACTCTGTACAAGTACCGTTTGATCTAGCGTTCTCAGATCCAATACTGCGGAGCATGGGCTCTAAGTATCCGCTAGCAGTAGGTATTCTCAGGCTTGACCCCCATACAACCTATGACTGGCATACAGACACTCGGCGGGGGGTATGCATCAACATGCTACTTAATAATGCAAAGAGTAACTGCTTGTTCTCAGTGGGCAAAACAGACGCAACTCATAGCTTTATAGAACTTAAGTACCGCCTCGGCAGCTATTACATATTTAATAACCAAGTACCCCACATGGTAATCAACTTCAATGAATCACGGTATCTCATGAGCGTTGAGTTTGAGGCGGATAAGAACGAATTAACCTATGAACGGCTGCTAGGAGAAGTTACATGACTGAAAAACGGTACTGCACCAGCTGCCAAACCATGCGCCCAGCAGATTACGGCAAGATGATTAAAGCAGGCAAAACCAACAGGTGGATATGCACTGCCTGTTTTGAGCGAATTAACATACCAAGATATGCTAGAAAGGAACAGACTAAATGAACGAGCCAATCCCCTTTGCTGGTTGGGTAGATATACCTGACGACATGGATGAAACCCTTAAATTATTGACTGGAACTGACCCGGAAAACATGCCAAAATACATAGTATTAGGCGATGGAGCCGTGTATTTCTACCGTAAAGAGGAACAACGATATGCCCTATGTGAACAAACCACGTCCGTACAAGAAAGAATATCAGCAGCAGAAAGCTCGGGGGGAACAGCCAACGAGAAACGCTCGTGAACGTGCACGCTATGCAGTGGACAAAGCTGGGGTCGATAAGAACGGCAACGGCAAAGCAGATGCTCGTGAAGGTAAAGACATTGAGCACATTGTCCCGCTATCCAAAGGTGGCACTAACACCAAGAAGAACTTAAGAATCGAAACCCCTAGTCAGAACAGATCATTTAGCCGAAACTCAGACCATACTGTCAAAGTAAACAAAGCCAAACCGAAGCCAAAACCAAAAAATGGAAATACTAAATAACAACGCGCTCGTAATAACTACACGGCGCCCACACCTAGTAACTGAGTGCATACCAAAGAGCAAGCTAATTGAATCGCATGGCGACCTACACAAGGTTGCTGTGCATTGGGGTTTAGAAGAAGCTCAAGCCTTAAACCAACTTAAAGTAAAAAACGTACCATCCCCCATCCAAAAGAGCTATAAGTGGCCTGGACTCTTTAAACCTATGGAGCACCAGCGAGATACCGCTAACTTCTTGACCCTAAACAAACGTGCATTCTGTTTTAACGAACAGGGCACAGGTAAGACTGCATCGGCTATTTGGGCAGCAGACTACCTCATGGAGCAAAAGAAGGTACTCAGGGCATTAATTGTATGCCCCCTATCCATCATGCAATCAGCATGGCAAGCCGACCTGTTTAAGTTTGTGATGCACCGCAAAGTCGGTGTAGCCTACGGCGACCGTAACAAACGTAAAGCAGTGATAGATAGTGATGCCGAGTTCGTAGTTATTAACTATGACGGTGTTGAGATAGTTGCCGATGACATATTACGCAACAACTTTGACCTAATCATTATTGATGAGGCTAATGCCTACAAGACGGTTACTACAAAGCGCTGGAAAACAATGAACAAAATCCTGACCCCACGCACATGGTTGTGGATGATGACTGGTACTCCAGCAGCACAAAGCCCTACAGATGCTTTTGGTTTAGCCAAGCTAACAGTACCTCAGAATGTGCCTAGGTTCTTTGGGTCGTTCCGTGACCAAACTATGGTGAACATAAGCAAGTTCAAGTGGATGGCAAAACCAGACTCAAATATAACTGTATTTAACGCACTACAACCCGCAATCCGCTTTAGAAAAGAAGATTGCTTAGACCTACCGGAGGTAACACATGTATTCAGAGACGCCCCCCTCACACCCCAACAAGAAAAATACTACAAGCTCCTCAAAAAAGAAATGCTTATGGTGGCAGCGGGAGAAGAGGTTAGTACCGTCAACGCAGCGGTTAACCTCAATAAGCTATTACAAATTAGTGGCGGGGCTGTTTATTCCGACACTGGCGCTGTCGTTGAGTTTGATGTTAGCAATCGCCTTCGTGTTATTTCTGAAGTAATTGAGGAAGCTAGCCATAAGGTGCTTGTGTTTGTTCCGTTCACGCATACAATAGAGTTGCTCAGATTGCATTTGAGAGGGGAAGGTATTGCCTGCGAAATCATCAACGGAGCCGTCCCAGTAAACAAGCGGACTGAAATATTTAAGCAGTTCCAAGAACAAACTAACCCACAAGTACTTATCATCCAGCCTCAAGCAGCATCACACGGTGTCACACTAACGGCTGCAGATACTATCATTTGGTACTCTCCAGTGACATCTATAGAGACTTACCTGCAAGCCAATGCACGTATTGACCGTCAGGGGCAGAAGAACGCTATGACCATTGTGCACATTAAGGGTAGTCCCGTAGAGACAAGGCTGTATCAATTACTGCAAAATAAGTTGGATGTACACACAAAAATAATTGACTTGTACAAGCAAGAAGTTAAAGAAAGTACTTGACACAGTCAATATGTAGTCGTAGTATTAATCAACAGGCATAGACCTGCGTTTTATTTAAAGGAAAATGTATGACAACCGATACCGAAGTGGTAGCACAACCCGTCGCCGACGTAGACAAGTTAGTCTCGGTCTACATCAAAATCAGAGATGCACGTGACAAAATCCGTAAAGAAGCTGAGGCTAAAGAAGCTGAGCTACAGGAACAACTTAGTTTAATAGAACAAGAAATTCTTGAGCTGTGCAAAGCTACTAATGCTACAAGCATCAAGACTGAGCATGGCACTGCCATTCGCACAGTAAAGAACCGATATACAACTAATGACTGGGAGCGCTTTTACGAGTTTATGTTTGAGCATAACGCCCCTCAGTTACTAGAACGAAGAATTCAACAATCCAATATGAAGCAGTTTTTGGAGGAGAATCCAGACTTGCATCCCGCTGGCTTAAATGTGGATAGCGCATACGCAATTACCGTAAGGAGAAGCAAATGAGTAACGTCGCAATGTTCAACAACCAACTACCTGATTACCTCAAAGAAGTTCAACTCGATGATGTAACCAAAGCCCTGTCAGGTGGCAATAATGCAACTAAGCGTATTGCGCTTGGTAATAATAAGTTCCTGTTAAAAGTAAATGGTGCGGAGATTTCCAAGACCAATACCGACAAACTCGAAGTTGTTATTGTTAACGCATCTAAGCATATTTCCCGTACGTTCTATGCTAAGGCATGGGATCCCAAAGCGGATGCTGCTCCGCCTGATTGCTGGTCTAACGACGGTGAGAAGCCTGACTCAACAGTTAAAGAGCCACAGTCGCATTCATGTATCGGATGCCCACAGGACATCGCTGGCTCAGGTCAAGGCGAAACCAAAGCCTGTCGTAAGAACCGCCGTATTGCAGTAGCACTAGCTTCTGATTTGGAAGGTGATGTATATCAAATGACATTGCAATCTAAGTCGGTGTTCTATGACATGAAACACCCCGGCGACCTCGACCATATGCCATTCAACCAGTACGCTAAGTACGTTGGCACACAAGGCTATAACTTAAATAGCTTGGTTACTGAGATGCGCTTTGACGAGGACTCAACAGTTGGTAAGTTGTTCTTCCGTCCAGTTCGTTTCCTTGAGAAGCATGAGTGGGAATTGTCGGTCAAGCAAGGTGATACTGCCGCTGCTAAGAATGCAATTACCATGACTGTCGCTCAAGCCGATGGTATTAAAAAGCTAGCAGCCCCAGCAGCAGAGCCAGTAGCTAAAGCTGTAGTTGAAGCAGAAGTAGCTGAACCAACTAAACGTGCTGAAAAGAAAGCTGACCCTAAAGCCAAGCCTGATCTTAAGGCAGTACTCGGCGACTGGTCTACTGACGACGAAGCATGAGTTTAAGGGGTTATAGCTTTCGTCTTGTTGAAGCTATCCAAGCCGCTGATCCTAAGCATATTGGGGTCCGGCTTGGTAAATATAGTATTGCCAAAGATATACCCGTCACCGAGATTGCAGAGTATTTTTCTGTGTCAAGGATGACGGTGTATCAGTGGTTTACTGGAGCCTCAACACCACATAAAGATAAAGCCGAAAAAATAAAACAGCTACTTAAAGGCTAACGTGGCTACTATTGACTTATTACAATCGGTGCTCCCACCCGAGGGGGAAGGGTATTACTGCATAGTCGGCTTAGTGCAGGGCGAAGCTCGACCAAAACAAACGTTTCACCAAACGTTGGCAGATGTAACTACAAAGATTGATGAGCTCTTACAGGCTAAGTACGATGTGTATTTTGCTTGCGCTAAGTATGTAGACCCAACACAAGGTCGTATACAAAAGAACGGTGACTTAATTAAGTCATTTTGGTTAGATATTGACTGCGGCATTGATAAAGCTGCTACGGGTAAAGGTTACGTAGACCAACCCACAGGACTAGCTGAACTCAAGAAGTTCTGCAAAGCTATCAGAATGCCATTGCCATGCGTGGTTAATTCTGGTCGTGGTATTCATGCTTACTGGTTATTAGACCGAACCATTAGCCGTGCTGAGTGGAAACCTGTAGCTGAGCGTTTAAAAGCATTATGTGAAGAGCACGCATTCTTAGGCGACCCATCCCGCAC